GGATGGAAAAATATGCCAGCCTTCATAAGTTCACCACAGTTTTTGAGTCTTGCAATCTCAAAGTCTAATCTTTTGTTAGCAATGAGTTGTGATTGCATATCATTCTGTGCCTGTGCTGCCTCCATACATTGTTTTTGTAGTTTCTTGTTCAATGGTATGGAAAGTGTAGCAGATAAACCTAAGTTCAATGACTGATTTGCTTTCATGTCAGTACGAACTGGTTTTCTCCACACGATACTGCCAGGATTATCTGGTCTACCATCAGGCCCATCTACGTCTATTGTAATATCCATATCTTCACCGTCTGGGAACCATCTAGTTCCATCTGCTTTTGTCCTTGTGTCATACCATGACTCCCAAGGATAATTTTTTACTGTTACAGTTTGTTGTGTGGTACGACCAGTAAAGTCGGTCATATCATATTGTGGTTCTAAGTAGCTATCTTCCCACGGATGCTTTCTGCTATCTGCAAATTGTAAGTACGGAGTAAAATTAAGTGTTGCTCCTTGACATTGCACGCCACCACCGTAAGTATTAGTTATGTACGGCCCCTGTAGAACCTGTATAGCTTGATTCGTAACCGAGCCAGAACTATTGGCTATTGGATTCGCTGTCGCACTCACACCCCCTACATTCTCCGCCAGTGTGGCAGGGGCAAGTACAATCTGTGTTAGACATAAGGCTATTGGGTAAAGGTTGAAGTTGTGTCGGTTACGCTTTGTATTACTGATGTTCTCTGTATTATTGTCTGGTTGGTAACGCCTGGCCCTTGGTAACTCTGTGTGAATTGGAAGGCGCCGCCTGGATCTGTTATTGTGAAACTGCTCGGGCTGGAGAAGTCTAAGGAATCGAACGAACTTGTTACCGTTCCTGTTATTACATTTCCTCCTGCTGTTCCACTTGAACTGCTTGGTGTCACAGTTACTGTTGAATTGTTCACGTTCGGGTTGAGTGCTTCTCCATCGTTGGAAATGCCTACCCCTGTCACTGAATACTCCCATCCTGTCCTCATATCAATTGAATTTATGGTTTCCGTCACGGTACTTTGAGTTTCCGTGCGACTAGTCATCGAGCCTTGTTGGAAGTTTGGCACGACAGGAACCGCCTTCACTGCACTTGCAAGCATGGCATTTACACATACCACACTTAGGGCAGAGAAGGTAAGAGTAATCTTTTTTCGGATCCCATTCATCTTTACCTTCACACTTTAAGGTCACTAGTCCACGCTTATTTCGGAAACGAATTGGCCTGTAGCAGTTGTGCCTGCGCCGCCAGCTGTTAGCGTCATAACACCCGCTGAAGTGATTGTACCAGCAAGAGTCCCTGCCACGCCACCACTTTGAGTAGTTACACTACCATATGCAGGCATGTCAGCAACAACGCCAGCAGTTACGTCTACACCAGTTCCTATTGGATTTACTGCATCGCCTAAAACGAATGACTCTGTTAAGCTGAACGCACTGCCAGCAGTGGTAACTGAGTATGCACCTTGAGTCTGACTAGCCGCTGCGGTTGTGATGGTATCTCCAGCTGATTTGGTGAGTCCACCCATAGTACCAGCGGTGATGTTATTACCACTTACACTGTAGGTTGAGCCAATCCTTGTGGCCTGAGTCGCTGCCCCGTCCACACTGAGTTGTGTACTAGTAGTCAACCTGTGTATCAAATCGGCCCTTGCTGCCATGGGAGCCGCCATCAAAAGCATTATTATAGGTAAAAATCTTTTCATGTGATTTCCCACTATTTTCAGCCGTATTTATACTTATTTAATTTGCAACAAAAGTTATCTGAAATGTGTTTAAATCTATGATTGCACGAGACAGTCTCTGACCTGTAAATTCTCTGTCCGTAGATGTTACTACAGTTCCAGCAGTTTCTTTATAGTCTGTAAATGATTGTGCATATCCAGTATTGATAAAACCATACCCAGAAACACCAATGGTATCTCTCTCCAGTGCCATAGTTCCACCTTGATATCCACTAGCTTTTATGACTACTGGGTTCTGTCCTACTTCTGCATACCAACTTCCTCGTAAGTCCAGTTCAATAGTATTCTCATCTAAACCGCCAGGCACTGATTTGATTGCATTTACATCAATGTATATTCCTTCATACCCTACTGTATCTTCTTGGTTGTCACCTCCCCATTTCATATATGTTACAGAACCGCCACCATCAGTTATCTGTGGTAGTTTATCAGTTCCCACTACTTGTCCAGCTAACTGTGTTGGTCGAATGAATTCTGCTCTGAGGTCAAAATCTTTTCCGTCAGTCCAGTTCCAATAAAATTGTAATATATCGCAGTAAAATATAGCAGGGTCAAAGACAGACCCTCTTGATTTTCCAATTCCAAATGATAATGGCATAATATTAACTAACTTGTAAGATTAGGAATTCTAAATGTACCTTTCATACCACCATGAATAGTGCATTGGTACTCATAACTTGGCGGTGCATCATGTGGTATTGTGAATATCTGTATTCCTGTTTGAGATCCACTGACGTATGTTCCTACACCTGAGCTTGTTCCAGTAAACTGAATACGGAATGGGTGTGAACCACCAGTAGAGTTCTCAAACATATATGTAAATCCTCTCATTAAGTAGAGAGTTGGATTTCCTACAGAGTTTCTTTGTCCAGGCCCTGCAAAACTATATGAAGAAGCACCGTTTGCAGTGATATAATATCTAGTACAGAATCCTCTACCAGTTCCGTTTGCAGTAATAAGGTCAGTAACAAAACTACCAGCGGTGACAATACCTACAACATCTAGAGTATCAGCAGTGAGGTTTGCTGGTACAGATCCTCCACCAGCAACAGTAATTGTTTTTTCTGATCCAGTACCAGATGCAACCACTCCACTTCCAACAAAGTTTAATGTAGTCGCAGATGTCGATAATGCACTTCCTTCGTCTTCAACAGTGATTCCACCGCCACTTGCATTTACAGTTACAGATCCGCCTGATACTGCGGTTACACTTAAGTTAGTTCCAAAATCTATAGTTCCAGCAGTTCCTACCAAACCACCGCCATCTTTAATAAGAATACCACTTCCAGAACCAGTGACTCCTGTAAGTCCTGATCCATCACCGACAAATTTAGATGCGGTAACTACTCCTGTGACTGTGGTGTTAGTCTGAATTGCAACTTGACCAGCTTTTAAATTTAGGTCGCCGTTACTCTCTATAGTTGGGTCGCCACTTGCTCCAACTATATTCAGATCCTTTACACCAAACGATTTTTCTGCCATTGCGATAGTCTTTTTTAGTATTTATTAAGAGAATTTTATCTCAACTCCACCACTAAACTTTAAGTTGGGTGAGTTTGTGATTCTGATCTCAGGTTTTTTAGGTTCAGAAGGTGAACCAGTAGGGGCATCCCAGATGACAACAGGGCCTTGACCATACATATGGACGGAATACATGTCTTCCCATGCCTGTGTTGTTGATGTGAATCCTGTTATGTTATCACCATAGTAAAATCTATCTGGAGATTGAGTACCACAGTTGTTGTTCAACCAATTTTTTACATCTCTCCAAGTCCAATCTCTATTATATTGTAACTTAGTAGTAATCCATCCAGCACATGTAGGACAAGCAGAACTAGTGCCACCAAAATCAACATCATATGGGACAAATCCTAGTCCACTATATGTTTCTGGGTGAGGATATGTTAGGTTTGATGCTCTACCATCTGCTGTGAGTGTATCATCAGCAGCGCCATAACAATCAATACCTGTTCCCATATCACTATAGGAAACTTTTTTTTCTTTGTAGTCTGTAGTGTTACCACCCAGTCCACCACTTATAATTTGATCATCTAACGCACCAATATTAATGCAAGCATACTCAGTTCCAGCAGTGGATATCCCAGATGTAGTCTTACCCAATGCCTGAGGCCATCCTCTTCTATTAATGGTGTTATAACATTGTAAACCAAATTCAAAATGAGTTGCATTTTCAAGATCCATGTCGTTACCTTGAGAAAGGGTAGACCAGTAGTTATTAAAATCAAGATCGCCAGGCTTTACCTGAGTCTGATTACTATTTCCAGCTGCAGCAATGAATATGACTCCCGCTTCAGCTAACTCATCACCAGCAGCAGTGACAGAACTGTCTATCATCTCACCTTTACATCTGCTACTATCACCATATGCACCTAGTAGATCAAAGAAAGCTGGTTCACTACCACTGTTATATGCTGTGCCAGGCACTAATCCATCTATAGATGATGGTCTATACCAATAAAATCCAGTGGTATGAATACTACTTGACCTATATCCCCAACTGTTACTTGATGTTGTTGGGTTCTTAGTATCATTTTGTTTGCCAGTTATTGCAGAATGTCTATCATAATTTGGTTTATATAAATGAAAGATTTTTTGAATATCAAATTGAGCACCATTGATTCCAGCATTGTTACTGCCAATTCCATTCAACACCCATTTGTTGGCATTGTATGCTGAACCATAGTTTTTACCAAATACTTGACCAGCACACTGAGTTCCATGATCAGAACCGTTAGTTGGTTTTGCAGTATTAGATCCATTTGAAGATGCTCTACTATAAGAAGCACTGAAACCACTGGTAGTGCCAATGGTAGAAAATCCTGCTGATCTCTGACTTGAATCAGACCACCATGCTCTTGCGACAGATTCTACTGGGACTGTTGTGCCATCCCAACGTTGAGTTAATCTGTTGCCTGGATCTGCATTGAACCAATCTGGATCAATATAATATGGACCATCAAGAAGAACATCTAGAACACCACATGTGCCTGGTGTTGTAGATATACCACTCCATGTCAATGCGTTTCCTGTTGACCATCCTACAGGATCATCGGCAGTTGTTACAAATTCTGGGTGTGCAATCCAGAAACCATCATCAGATACGATTGCATCCACGCCAGTTCCATCACCTAATTGTTTTGGTTCAGTCTCTATGATTATGTGATCAGAACCAGTAAGCCCAGTGGATGTTGCATCCCAAGGGTTTTCTTTTTGTGTATGTCTTAGTATTTGGTATCCAGTTCTGTTCTTATCTGATGCACCAATACCAGCCTGAGATGTAGGTGGTGTGGATGGTGCCTGATTCCATGCTCTATAGTTGGATACTGTCTTATCAAATCTACCAAACCTCTGAACACCAGCAATAATATCTTTTGGATCTGGGGAGTAGTTGCCTGGATATGCGTCATAGTCAATACAGACCCACTGCACTTTCTCATGTTTTCTGAGATCTGCTGCCTCTGCATCAGTCAACATGTAGGTTGCTCTGGTATCACTGTGTTCTTTCTTGTCAGGACATACTATAGATGGATCAGGTATATTATCCTCTAGTGAACCATCTTTCTCTAGTTCTTCGTGAATGAATATCCAATCATCTTTGGTATAACATTTGATAGAGTATGCTTTCTTATCATTAGCTCCAGTCGGTTTGACAGCCAACCCTGTCCTATCAAGAGTATTAGTGCTAGTATGAATCATAATCCTTGAATTAAGGTCTTAACGAATCTGTATGTTGTTAATCCAGATATTCCAGCTTCAGGCGTAAACTTGACTAACACGTTGGTACTACTTATTGTTGCAGCAATAGACACCTGTTGTTCTGGAGAGAACATGATACCGTATTCTTGAGAGAATGCTGTAGTTCCATCGTGCATTACAAGAACTTTCTGTGATTGTCTGTATGTTCCTAGACCAATCATGAATGTGTATTCAGCACCAGAGTAACTAGCGACTGGGAATGAATCTATTTGTTGTTCAACACCAGCAGATGCAGTGTATGTTCCGAAACCAGTAGTCGAAACTCCTCCACCACCACCTGTTGCAGTAATTGTAATAGTTGCATCAGTTCCAGATGCCGTTGCAGTCACACCAGATCCAACAAAGTTGATTGATGTTACACCTGTTGCAACATTAGTTCCCTCTTCTTTGATGATAACACCGCCAGAGCCACCGCCACCTGTAGGTGCAGCTGGAACCCATTGTGATCCACTCCATGTTAGCACATGGTTTGTGGTTGGTGTAGAACTAGAAACGTTAGATAGATCACCTAAACTTTGACCATTGATATTAGTTAAATATCCAGCACTTGCATGATTACCCCATGCGTATGCAGCCTCATACTGTGTGATATCCAGTGCAGTAATCTGTGCAGCAGGTCCTGTAAATGGAACTGCTCCTGCCAAGTTGACAGTTGCAACTCCTCCACCATAAGTTACTGTACATGCAGCACCGATAAAGTTAACGGTTTGTGCAGTACCAACGGTAGATCCTTCCTCTTGATATACCATACCAGAGATACCTGATCCACCGCCACCGCCGCCACCTGATGCAGTAACAGTAACAACACCAGCAGACACTGCCGATACTGATAAGTTAGTTCCGAAATCTATAGTTCCAGCAGTTCCTACTAAACTACCACCGTCCTTGATTATGATACCTGTACCTGATGCTATGACACCAGTAAGTCCACCACCATCACCAATGAAAGATGAAGCCGTGATTACTCCAACACGATAGTTGTCAGTTCCAGTTCCTACTGTACCATCAGCTTCTCTGTTGACTAATTCTTTCCAACCAGCATGTGCGAAGTATGCTCTACCAGTATCATGAGAGTGAGCAAATGCACCATGATAGGTGGATGCTGATGGGAACTGACTATAAAGGTCATAGTAGAATGGTATTACATTATTTGTTTGAAGACCAACAATTCTACCACTGAATGTGGATATACCAGTAACATTTAATTGTGTATTGATTATGTTATATCTTTGAGTTCCTGTACCAACAATACCGTTTGACTCTACGTTGACTAACTCATTCCAACCAGCGTGAGCAAAATATAATCTTCCAGTTGAGTGGGCATGAGCAACTGCACCGTGATAAGTTGATGATGATGGGAACGATGCAATATCAGAATACAAGAATGGTAGTACGTTGTTAGTTGCAGTTCCGTCTAATCTACCCTGTAGTTTGAAGTTGCCAACCACATTCAGTTTGTATCCCTCTGTATTGGTGGTTCCAAGTCCAACATTACTGAGAGTGTGAATACCAGTAGAGTTTGTTCTCCAAATACTATCTGTTGATGGTAAGTTAGTAAGTGTAGAACCGTCACCAGAGAATCTAGATGCAGTTATGACACCTACAGTTTGATAGTTGCCATTATGATCTTGATGTAATATCTTTCTCCAACCATTGTAACCACCTAATGCAGTTCCACTGGATACATATGCGGTCTTATTATTGTTTGCCCATGCAAACATACCTCTCCAACTTGTGGCATTAGGTAAATCACCTGTTGCGTCAAAGTCAAAACGCATCTTACTGCCTTGGCCTGGGAAGGTTACAATCCCAAGACCATTGACATTATCAACAAGTATTGACGGAGTTCCTGTTAGATTCTGTGCGACTGAGGCGATGCCTGCTGTATGTGCATACCCTGCCATGGTTGAGAACCCTGCATTGGCAACGTATGATGCAATACCAGCGACCTTTGCATACTCTGCTACTCCTGAGTTAGTTGAAATACCAGATGACTGTGCAAATGTTACAACACCAGCGACTGTGGCAAAGTCTGCACTGTAGGCAAGAGTTGCGGTGTCAGCGAACCCAGCTGTTCCTGATGTGGTAGACACTCCAGCGGAGTCTGCGTATGCAGATGTGGTTGAGAATCCAGAAGTAAATGCAAATCCTACAGTGTCAGCTGCTGATACGGTTACATTACCGCCAAATACTTGTGTAATATCTAAATTTCTATCAAAGTTTAGACTTTGTGCAACACCTACGAGTACGCCACTATCTTTAATTACAACACCAGAACCTGTTGCGGTCACACCAGTTAGACCAGATCCATCTCCAACGAATGTTCCAGTTGTAATACCTGTTAACTGTACGTTTCCTGATACAAATAAAGCAGCACTAGGATCAGTTGTACCGATGCCGACGTTCTTACTTGTGTATATTCCTGAGTTCCCTGCCTTTGTCCAAGTACCAGCACTCCCTGCATTGGCACTAAGGTTATTACCATCACCAAAGGTCTGATATATTTCTGTAAAGTTGTCGTTAACTTTCTTTGCACCTAAGGCTAGGGAGTCTCCCAGTCCATCATTCGGTGTGAATCCAGTAAATATTCCCTGACGAGCCATTTAGCTAAAAATTATAGAGTCCCTGTCTTCTATTTATTGATATAATAAATACGTTATGATAGCTATACTGTATCCCTTGAAAATGGACAAAGATTTAACTAAAGCATATTCTTCAATCTATGAAGAGGTGATTGATGAGAAATTGTCAAAAGAACAACAGGCCAAGTATGATGCTCATGTAAATCAGAAGAGAGAGGAAGATAAGAAAACTAAAAAAACAGGTATGGGACCTGCTTTTGATGATCCATCTCATCATTCATTTGCTAAAAGTAAGATTAAAAAGAATATATTTGATTCTAACGGACACTCTGGTAGATACCGAAGGGAATGGGAAGCATTAAAACTTATTGAACAGGAAAATCATATAGAGAGATTTGAAAATTGGTTAGAGGGATTGGTAGAAGAAGGTTATGATATTTCTAGATGGACAGAAGAGGATTTAGTTGAAACATTTATTGTTGAGAACGATCTTTTCTCATCTCAAGACTCAGTTATAGACGCACTCCTTGAGGCAAAAGATAAGAAAGGTAAGGGTAGTGGCACTAAAGATGCGTGTTATAAGAAGGTAAAGGCACGTTATGATGTATGGCCAAGTGCATATGGTTCTGGTGCATTATCCAAGTGTCGTAAGGTGGGTGCTGCTAACTGGGGTAACAGTAGTAAGAAGAAGGCTAAGAGTGAAGGATTCTCTGATTGGAGAGATGAACTTGACTTACTTGATGAGAATAAAGAGATGTCAGACAAGTTTTATGCCATCGCAAAAAAGAAAGGTGAAAATAGAAGAAATTCTTACGAGTATAGAAAAGGTGGTAGAAGAGGTGTAGAGAAGAATGAAAGAGCTGCGTACAATCTATCGCAGGCATCAGTCAGTAGAAATAAGTATCTATCAACTCAAGGTGGATCACAGACAGGTGGTGGACCAAAACACTTTGGATATGCCAAAAACAAATCTAACCCTGTAAAGTCTAAGAAAACTGGTGACACTGGCGCTGAAGGGCATCGTAAGAATAGGGATGCGAAGATTACTATGAAGAAAGATGGAAAGACACCTTTGAAAACTCCTCGTTATAAATTGAGTATGGGTAAAAGAGTAGACCATCATGCTAGTCAGAGGGAGAATTTAAAAGATCCTAAGAAGAACCCTAAGCATGAGGCAAATAAAAAGTGAAAAATTTTCAAGAGTTTCAAGAAGCCACTCGCTTCAAGAAAGAGAAAGGTTATGATGTAGGTGGAACTAAGAAACCAGCATCAACATCTAAGGATTCCGTTCTAGATGCAGTGAAGAAATCTATCACAGATAAGTATGGCAAGGGTGCCTTTATGAGAAGTGGTAGTAATCAACAGAAGAAAATCAAAGGTCAGAAGACTGATGGTGAGGGTAAGTATCTCAAACAACATAAGGCAAACCAACAACTCAAGAAAGATGCCAAAGAGATGGGTTACGGTGATGACACAAAAGGATATGTAGAGACGAGAGCGAGATATGGTAGTAAAGAAAATATGAAATCAGGAAAAGGATTAGGTACATGACATGCCAGCAGTCTCAAAAAAACAACAACGATTCATGGGAATTGTTAGAGCGTATCAGAAAGG